TAAAATTTCTTTTTTTAGCAGGATCACTTCTTATTTCTTCTATTTTATTAGGAAGAAACTTAGCAACTCCAGTTAAAGCATCTCCTACAGAACTAGCAAATTTTTTAAGACTTTCTCCAGCTCCACCTTTATCTTCGTCTTTTTTTTCTCCTGGTTTTGGTAGACCTTTTCCTAATTCAACAGGAACAGCAGCACCTTCTCCCTCTTGAATCGTAGCTCCAGTAGTAGGATCAAATTGAGCAGGTGGTTCTCCTGGAGGAAGTTTATTTATTTCTTCTTCTGTAAAGATTTCACTTGACATTAATTAAGCTCCTTAAATTCTACATCAATCTTATTATAGTCTACCGCAAGATAGCCAGTATTAGTTTCAATAGAAGCATAAGGAACTTCGTGAGCCATAACACCTTGATATCTATTAGGGTAACCTTTATATTTAAAGTTATAGATATTAATACCACTAGGTGATTTACCAATTAAATGGATATCTTCTTTTAATCTTACATCAGAAAAGAATGGAGCTAAAGCACCAGCGGCACCCGCAACTTGACCAAATACACTAGGACCCGATACTGGTGTTCCAACGAAACCTGATCTTTCTTCTCCGTAAGTTCTAATAGGAGCCCCTGATAATGCACCCACAATTTGTCTAACTTGTTCTGTTGGATATTCTCTTTGTTCAATGAAATCTCTGTAAGCTTCAGCAAGTCCCGCTTGTTCTACTCCTCTTTCAATAGCACCAAATTGAGATAGTCCTGCCGCTGCTTGAGTTAATCCTCCAAGTTGAGCTTGCGCTGCTCCTAATTGTGCTGCTCTATCCGCAGCAAATCGTTGTGCACCTGATTCAAAACCAGCTTGTCTTAATCTTGAAGAAACATCACCCACTTGTTCTAAAAATTTTTCTTGACCTAAAGCTCTTTCTACTCCAAATCTTGCTCCACCAAAAGCACCTGCACTTAAAGCTTGTGCTCCTAAAGTTCTTTGACCCATTTGATATTGTTCTCCTAAATCAGCAAGTGTACCTTTGATCACTTGTTCTTGATAAGGATTCATATATTGAGCAGCTACATTTGCATCAAACGTTTGTGCTCCTATTTGTGCTAGTTGTCCCGCTTGTGGTAAAATTTGTTGTGATACAACATTTCCCGCTTGTATTTCTTCTGGCGTTAATTGAGCGATACGTTGACCTCGAAAAGCTTGATAATTACGTTGTCCAACTTGTTCTGCTCGTCTTAAAGTTCTTTCTTGAATTTCTTTAAAGTATGCTGGAATATCATAAGTCGTAGTGCTTTGTTGTGGTGCTTGAACGACAGTTGTTGATGGTTTAAAAAAACTACCCATTGATTATATATGTTCCTCCTATTACGTCAAAACCTAATTTAGTAAAAGCGTTGTGTTTTCTTGCAACGTCTTTACCTTGAAGTATTTCGCATATAGCTGTAACTTTTTTCGCTAATGCGTGCTCTTTAAAAACTAACATCATAGCTCTAAAGATATGAAAATTACGATACTGAGGATTTACGTGTAACCATAAAGTTCGTAAAAACTTTTTGTCACTATACCAAGTTTCGTCTATTGTAGCCGCTAAAGTGCCTACAATAACATTTTCATATTCTACTACTATAACAAAACTATTGCGAATGTAAAATATAATATTATCAAGAGCTTTTTTATTATTGGTGTTTCCAAAGTTAAATGGAGCCTCTACAAGCCACGTTTTAAGTAGTTCTCTAATTCTTACAGCATCGTCAATACGAGCTTGTCTTATAGTATATTTATCTTTTTCCATCTGGTCTTATGTTAATTCTTAATGTACCAAATCTCCAATTACTACCTAATTCGTTACTTTCTATTCTAACAGAAGATTGTCTACCTCTAATCCTAGAATTATAAAAAGGTGTCGTATTAGAGACAGTAATAACTTCTCCAGATACTCTATTGCTATTAGGATAATCTCTAGTTTTTAAAGTGATTGTCGCATTCCCTGTTTGATTTTTAAAATCTGGAATAACTTTATTAATAAAACTAAAGTTTTCTCCATCAGCGATATCGCCATCACCTGATTCTATAAAAGCAGTCATTGCTGATCCATCAGCATCAACACCATCTTCGTGTCTATAAATTAAAGAACGACCTGCTGTTAAACCGTATATTGTGCTAATTGTATTAGCAGTAGAGTTAGCAATATACTGAGAAGCAATTGGATTAAATTCTACTCCATTATCTAAATAAGTGCTTCTATCTAAATTACCAAAATACCAACTATTCTCTGTTGTATTATAAATAACATAACGATCAATTTGACTTGAGTCACGTGAGCAGTAGTACCATATTATTTCAGAGAAGTTATGAGTTTGACCTGCATAGACTTGAGCATACTGAGTTTGCTCTATATCATCAAATACATAATTAAGTATAGGACAAGGTATTTCTTGAACTGATCCTGCGTAGCGAAAGAATGTACCATCAGACATCCAGTAGGCTATATCATCTGTAACATACACAGCATTCATACCTACTGCTCCACAGTCACTTCCGAGCTGACGAAATCCAAATATAAAAGGAGGTCCTACAAAAGACATTGAGTGTAGAGTTGTATCAGTCCATACTAAAATAGTTCCTTTAGCCGTTTTAGCTGCTCTAATTTCAGAGCCTCCTGCGATACGTTGTGATCCCGCTGAGTTCGTTACATTAGGTGTCCATGAATTAAGATTTTCTTGATCTGACCAACGTATAAATAATTTATCTTGAGTTGCCGTGTTTCCGATTTCAACTTCTGTTCCCATACAAACTAAGTGTCTTGTATCATTAGACACGACTGATAACGTAGAAGTGGTAGGACAATTGGCTATAATCGTAGCTCTATCATAAAATGTTCCTGAAGTATCATATATATAACTTGCACCATCTTTTTGAGTTAATATTAAATCTTCTCCGTAATTATTTAAAGACCACTGTCTCATATTTAATGTAACTTGTGGAGTTGTACGAGGAGTATTCCAAGTTCCTAAATTATAAGCTCCGGCACTCCAACCATATCCAAAATTTTGAAGACTTGGACCTATATTAATTTGATATTCAATATCCGCATTTGCTGTCGTAATTACATTAGCATTGGCAGTTCCTGAAGAAAGAATAGTATAAGCATTTGCATTTACAACAGATTGTATTTCAAATTCACCTTCTAATTCTGTAGATAAAATACCTCCTACATTAGCAGAAACATTTGAGAGGGTAATAAAAGAACCATTATTAGCTCCATGATCAATTTCATTAACTGTTACAATAGAGCTACCATTCTCAGTGCTAAATACATTAGATACTACATTAGAACTACGAATAGGAGTAATATCAACACCTTCTCCACCTTGATAAACATATACTTTACGATCTGTTCCTAACGCTTGATAACGTGATCCATTTAATGAAAACCATGATGCTAAAGCTCTACCTACTCCTACAAAATAAATTTGACTAAACTTAGTCCATCCACCTATTTTTTCAGGAAGCCCTTTACGAAATCTTACTTTATCGCAATTCGTCCATCTTCCTTCTGCACCTGTCTCTGTATTTTCGGTGTCAATTCCAGCTTGAAATGTAATTTGTGTTAATGGCATAATATAAGTATTCTACCACCTTTCCCTAAAAATGCTAGAGGTTTAGCACATTAATGAACAAGGGACTAAAAAAGACCCGTCTTCGTAAGTTTCTATTACTGTTGTTGATAATACTTTTGCAAAACTGCTAGATTTTACATTGTCATCTGTTTGTACTTTAGCTGTACCATCACCATTAGATTGTAATAAATCTCCTTTAGCGATTGTTTCACCTTGTTTAATTCTAACGACAAATGAACCAACTGAAGCAACGTAAAAATCATTATAACCTTCACCATCTTCATCATAAGCCATAAATACACCATACACATTTTTAGCATCTACTGTATCTGATACTTTTGATTTAACGTGTTTAATATCTGTTTCTTTTACGATTGTTGCTTGAACATTTGTTCCTTCGTGATTGTAAGTAATGACATCACCATCTGATTGACCATCTTGTAATACATAAGGTATTTTTTGTGTTGATGTGTTTCCTTCTTCATCAGTAGTTTCAAACTCTAAA